GGCACAAACCCTCACGGGCACGCCCAGCCTGCGCTACACCAACGGGGCCGGGTGCAGGTTGTTCTGGGTGCAAACCGCCGCAGCGGGCGCCACGGCGCAGAACATCGCGCTGAGCTACAGCAACACAGTGCCGACTTCGGGCAGGACGCTTCCGGTCACGGTCGCCATGACGGCTTCCGGCATCGTGGGGCACATCAGCCACAGCGGCACGGCGGCCAACAACTACGGCCCCTTCCTGCCCCTGGCATCGGGCGACACGGGCGTGTCCACGGTGGCGACGGTCACCTTCAGCGCGGCCAACACGGGCACCGGGGCACTGTGCTTGGCTAGGCCGCTGCTGACGCTGCCGCTGACCACCGTGTCCGTCGCTGCCGAGCGTGATTTGCTGAACCAACTGCCGAGCCTTCCTCGGGTGATGGACGGTGCCTGTCTCACGTGGCTCTACTTCGCGGGCGCGGCTGCGGCGGCGAGCACGAACTTTTACGGCGCGGTCGAGGTCGGCTGGGGCTGATCGGGCTCATGGCTCTCAAGACAAACACCACGCTCCTGGCGCAGCTTCCGTTGCGCCAGATCGGCGGCTCGCCTGGAACTTTCCGTTCCATGTGGGGGCGTGGCGACCGGATGAACCAGTCCGTGGGCGAAGGCATCCCGTCCAAGCTGGCAGGCATCCCCAGCGGGCACTTGGCTCCATCGTCGTGGGTGCTGCCGTACAAGCCGGGGGCGATGTCGTCGTTCACCAATCTGGTGGTGACGGTCACGCCGGGTACGCTGAACCTCGCGGCGGGCGTCAACATCACGGGCAGCACGACGGTCACGATCACCGTCAATCCCGCTGATGGGCAACTCATTGTCTCGGCGTCAGGTTCGACGTCCATCACGTTCAACCTTGCGGCCAACCTGGCCGGCGCCCTGTCGGCCGCAGGCAGCACGTCCTTCTCCTTCACGGTCAACAACGCCACGCTCGGCGCCATCGTCGACGCCGTGGGCGCTGCGCTGGTGCAGTTCTCAAACAGCGCCACGATCAGGGCCACGGGCAACCTGTCGGGCGACATCACGCCGTTCACCGAGCTGAGCCCGCAGTCCCTGTCGGCCGCAGTGTGGGAAGCCCTGGCCAGCGCCTACAACGCGCCCGGCACGATGGGTGAGCTGCTGAACAGCGCAGGCGGCGGTGCCAGTCCGGCTACGATTGCCGCTGAGGTGTGGTCTACACCGCTTGAGACGCTGACGGCCGAGGAGATCATGCGCGTGCTTCTGGCGGCGCTGGCCGGCGCTCGATCTGGGCTCGGCTCGGGGACCGAGGAATACCTGGCGCAGGACGGCACCACGCCGCGCATCACGTTCAGCCCCGACGCGCAGGGCAACGGCACGCCGATCATCGATGCTACTTAGAAACCGGCTCCTCGGTGGTGCGCTATTTGCTGGCCTGCTATTCGGCGGCCAGCCGATCCCGCCTGCCGAAGCGCAGGGCGGTGGTGGCCAGTCTGGCAAGTCCAAGCAATCGCGCCCGATGTGGGTGGTGGGCGGCAAGATATTCGACAGCCCGTGGGTGGCTCAGGAGTATCTGGCCACGCTGCAGGCCGAGAAGGCTGTGGCAGACGCCCGGGAAAGGGCAGACGCTCGCAAGCCTGCGCCGAAGACGAAGCCGCAAGCCGAACCCCAGAGTCAGTTCCTGGTGCTGCAGCAGGAGCGCATCGAGATTGACCTGTCTCGGTTCTCCTACGCTGACGACATGGCGCGGGATTCGATCGAGGCGCACATGCAACTGGCCCGCGTCATTGTCGAGGAGCGGGACGCTCAGGTGGCCATGATTCTGGCCATCGCCATGCTGGATGATTGACGGCATTCGCTGTCAGACGGCAACCGCGCAGCCGGTAATGCGCGAGAGAAGGTAAGCAATGGGAATCAAGATCGAAGTCACGCAGCCCGATGGAAGCACCGAAGTCCACGATGGCGACGAAGAACGCGACACGCCAGACGCAGCAGAACCAAAGGAACCCCAAGCCGACGCCGACCCCGCGCCTGAAGCTGAGGCCGCACCAGACGAGGAGCCGGCCGACGAGGTAACTGTCAGCATCGGCGACGAGGCACCACCGCCCGACGAAACCGAGCGTGCGCCTGAGTGGGTGCGCGAGCTGCGCAAGCAGCACCGGGAATTGCAGAAGAAGGTGCGCGACTACGAGGCCCGCGAGCAAGCCGCACCGGCCACGCCGAAGCCCGTGGTTGGCCCAAAGCCAAAGCTCGAAGACCACGACTACGACACGGACAAGTACGAGACGGCACTAGAGTCCTGGTACCGCCAGAAGGAGCAGGCCGACAAAGCCGAGCGCGATGCACAGCGCCAGGCCGAGGAGGCACAGAAGGCGTGGCAGGCCAAGCTCGACGGCTACGGCAAGGCCAAGGCCGATCTGAAGGTGCGGGACTTCGACGACGCCGAGCACACGGTGTGGCAGGCCCTGAACGTCACGCAGCAGGGGATATTGCTTGACGCACTCGACAACCCTGCTTTGATGGTGGTTGCGTTGGGAAAAAACCCCAAAGAACTGGCCCGATTGGCCGCAATCCAAAAACCGACGCAGTTTCTGCGAGAGTTATCACGAATCGAGGACACCAAGTTGAAAGTCACCCCCCGCACCAAGCCCCCCGCGCCCGAGCGCAGTTTGCCGGCAGGCACTGCGCCTGTCAGTGGAACGTCAGACAGCACGCTGGAACGGCTGCGCGAGGATGCCGCCCGAACGGGTGACATGACGAAGGTCATCCGGTACAAGCAGCAACTGAAGGCGAAGGCGCGCTAACCACTTGCACCCCGCGCCGGATGTGGTACATTCGGCGCCATTCGGGTTTCGCCAGCCCAAAGTCGGCAGTGACAAGACACAGAGTGGCCGCCCGACTCCGACGGGGTGAGTAAGCAGGCGCGGAGCGATCCGCAATATCTCACTCATCTCGGAGCCCACAATGGCCAACTCATTCTCGAAAGAAGAGCGCATCGCGTTCGAAAACATCCTGGAAGGCTTCCAGGACGCCCTCGTTCTGTCTCGCAACGTCGCGATCTACAACACGGATCAGACGATGATGGAGCGCACCAACAACGTCATCTGGCGTCCGCAGCCGTACATCTCGGTGAGCTACAGCGGCACCGACATGACGAACAACTTCGACGACTACACCCAACTGACCGTCCCGGCGACCATCGGCTTTAGCCGCGCCGTGCCCTGGATCATGACCGCCACCGAACTGCGCGATGCCCTGCAAGAGCAGCGCCTGGGCGATGCGGCCAAGCAGAAGCTGGCCTCGGACATCAACGTCGCCATCATGAACGTGGCCGCGCAACAGGGCTCGCTGGTCGTCAAGCGCACCGCCGCAGCCTCTGGCTTCGACGATGTGGCTGAGATCGAGGCCGTCATGAACGAGCAGGGAGTGATGGACACGGACCGCTATCTGGCCCTGTCCACCCGCGACTACAACGGGATGGCCTCTGACCTGGCCAAGAACACCCGTTCGTTCGGCAACGACATCTCCGACAGCGCCCTGCGTCGCGCCTATGTGGGCCGCGTGGCGTCGTTCGAGACGTACAAGCTGGACTATGCGGTGCGCAAGGCCGCTGCCGCTGGCGGTGCTGGCATTCAGGTGTCCACGCTGGCTGCTGCCGGCAACTACTGGGTTCCCAAGTCCACCACCACGGCGACCACGGGCGAAACCAGCAACGTGGACAACCGCTTCCAGACGATCACGGTGTCGTCCAGCGCCAGCGTGGCCGTGGGTGACTCGTTCACCATCGGCGGCGTGTTCGCGGTGCATCACATCACCAAGCAGAGCACCGGCGTGCTGAAGAGCTTCCGTGTCATCAGCGTCCCCGCTGGTGGCACCACGCTGGTCATCACCCCGGCCATCGTGAGCGGCCAGGGCGGCACCGATGCCGAGGCGCAGTACCAGAACGTGACGATCCCGACGCCCTCCGCGACGTCGCCTGTCGTGTTCCTGAACACCGTGGCCGGCAACATGAACCCGTTCTGGCAGAAGGACGCCCTCGAAATCCTGCCGGGGCGCTACGCTGTGCCGACTGACGCAGGCGCTGCCGTGATGCGTGCTTCCACCGACCAGGGCATCGAACTGGTCATGACGAAGCAGTACGACATCAACACGATGAAGACCAAGTACCGGCTGGACACGCTGTACGGCGTGGTCAACAAGCAGCCGCAGATGAGCGGCATCATCATGTTCTCGCAGACCTGATCGAACGCGGGCCGGGTAACACCGGCCCGCATCGCAAACGAACAAGGAACACACATCATGGCCTACCAGACCGTCCAATCTCAGGGCAACGCCACCGTCACGCTGACGGCCAATCAGCGCATCGTCGTCCAGACCCAGGGCACGGCCACCGTGTATCAGGTGGTCGGCTTCCCGAACTACCCGACCACGAACAGCCTGCTGCAGACGGTGGTGAACACCACCTACACCTCGTCGGCTTTCGCCAACGGCGCCACGATCATCGTGGAAGCCGGCGACTTCCCCGTTCTGTACGAAGTGGGCACCGCGCCGCACGTTTCCAACGATGGTGACTGGAACCTCCAGAACGACCCCATCGCGCTGAACGCCACGGGCGACCTGACTGCCGCGATGATCCTGGGTGGCATCGTCACCTCCACCACCGCTGCGGCCGTGACGGCCACGCCCCCGACCGGCACCGTGCTGGACGCGGCCACCACGCTGGCAATCAACGACTCGGTGGACTTCAGCGTCATCAACACCGGCGCGACCAACGCCTTCACCATCTCGGTGGGCGGTGGCGTAGCGGGTTGCACGCTGGTCGGGAACATGGCGGTTGCACTCAGCAGCTCGGGCCTGTTCCGCGCTCGCAAGACTGCTGCGGCCACCTACACGATCTACCGTATCGCGTCCTGATCGCTGGTAGACTCTCACGCGGGCGGTTAGGGTTGGGAGTTCCTGGCCGCCGCCCGCGTTTTCACATCTGGAGCGCACCATGCCGTTGAAGAAGGGCTACTCGCAGAAGTCGATTGGCGCCAACGTCTCCAAGGAGATGAAGGCCGGCAAGCCGCAGAAGCAAGCCGTCGCCATCGCCCTGAACACGGCGCGCACCGCTGCCATGAAGGCCGGCAAGCCGAGCAAGGGTCCAGGCCCTGCAC